GTATCAAAACTATGTTCATCTCTACTTTCTACGGTCTGAAATACATTAACAACTTCTTCAATACCGTCATATTCATCATCAAGGAAATTTACAAGACGAATATTAGTTTCATACCATCTGTAATCATCATCAACACCCTTAGCAAACATTGCCTGTCTATCAACTGCAACAGTATGTTCTACATACATTGAATCTGCAACCTCAACAGTAGCAAGAGTAGGTGTAGATGGTGTAGATGATTGATTTGTACATGAATTGCAAGAACTTACTCCCAACATAAGAAGAACACTTGCCAAAATTACAAATAATTTCTTCATTTTTTGTACTCTATATATATTTTAGATTTATTGTATAAATCTGTAGCGGGTTTGGGAGTCGAACCCAATATCCTGAGGTTATGCGCCTTAGATGATAGCGGACTTGTTGTTATACGAAGCCCTATCCGTTTCACTCCCCCGCAAGTCCCGATAGTTAGATTCGAACTAACATCACCAGTCTTATGAGAACTGTGCTCTTAAAAACCGTTAAGCTATATCGGGATATTTAAAAGAACTTGTAGCGGGAGTGGGATTTGAACCACACGACCTTCAGGTTATGAGCCTGACGAGCTACCGGTCTGCTCTATCCCGCCGTACTGGGTAGGAGAATCGAACTCCTATTACAAGAATGAAAATCTTGGGTACTGACCGTTATACGAACCCAGCATAAATATTAAGGTAAGAACAATTGATAGAGTTTAACTAAAGTGTCGGAAATAAAAGTTCTGATTGAAGTAACTCATATCTTCACTATACCTTGCAGTGACGATGGGATTCGAACCCACGATCTTCAGCGTGACAAGCTGACATCCTAGACCAACTGAACGACGCCACTATTTTAAATAATTTGCTGCCTGGGAGAATTTTGAAATCTCGACCCGCGGATTAACAGTCCGCTGCTCTGCCTCTGAGCTACCAGGCAATATATACAATAATAAAAATTAAAATTTCATTTTTCTACCTTTTAACCAACCTTCTGATAAATATTTATCTAATTCTTCTTTTTTCACATATATTGATTTCTTTAAATTATCATTATAAATCCATATTGTATTTAATGATGGTTTAACATTTTTTTCTTTTAATTTATTTTGAACATTTTTTAATTGTTCATTATTATACCTTCTACCTTTTAACCAACCATCTGATAAATATTTATCCAATTCTTCTTTTTTCACTCTTATTGAATTTCCATCTCTGTTAATCCAACAAGTACCATATTGTGGATTTTTTTCACCTTTGTTAAAATTATTATCTTTACAATATTTCTTTATTTTTTCTTTTGTTTCATCAGTATGATTTTTGCCTTGCCAATAAAATGATAATTCTCCAGATATATATCTTTCATCATTAATATTAACATAATATACATTTCCATTTTTATCTTTTGTTAATACCTTATTTTTTCCAAATGGAATTAATTCACCTGATATATATCTATTATCATTTTTAGATACTTGATAATGTTTACCATTTTTATCAACAACATGAATAAAATTTTTCATATTACTTACTAATTCACCAGATACATATCTTGGATCATTAATAGATACTTTATAATTATTTCCATGTTTATCTTTTACTGAAACTAAATCCTTTGATATTCCAACCAATTCTCCAGATAAAAATCTTGGATCATCCTTTTGAACATTAAAGCAATTACCATCTTTATCTTTTACAGTAATTAAACCAATTGTTTGCCATCCTTCCCCACCTTGTTTTATATTATAACAATTATCATCTTTAATTAAGTCTTCATTTACAACTTCGGCTTCATATTCAAAAGCGTCTTTTGATGTGTCAAAGAACTTTAAAATTTCTTTTGTAAAATTTTCAATACCATACTTTTTATATGCATAATGTAATCTTGTTCCACTACCCATATAACCATCATCTAAATTATTTGTGTTATGAACACCATAATAAAAATGACCATTTAAGTTATTAGTTATCTTATAAAAGTAATGATATTTATTTGAAGTATTTCCCATATATTAATATAGTCAACTGTTCATATATTATTTAATTAATAATAAACATTTTTATGAACATATGACAATTTATAATGTGACTCCACTGGGACTCGGACCCAGGACCCTTACATTAAAAGTGTAATGCTCTAACCAACTGAGCTATGGAGCCGGTCCATTGTTGAAGTACAGCGATTCGAACGCTGACTGACAGAACCAAAATCTGTAGTGCTACCATTACACCATACTTCAATAGCCAATAAAAATCAATCTATTATGTGCTTTTACGCCTAATGCTCCAACGGCGGTTCCACGAACATTCCAGTCTGCCAATTAACCTAACGTTGACAGCAGCAATAACGTTCTCATGTTATGTACTCAGGACCATCCCGTGATCCCTTAAGGTTAAGCCATCGTTCCTCCCGTACTGGGTGGCCTTATCCGTCATACCTGTCTCCGACTCCCGTAATATCTGCAACGTATCTTAGGAACGGCCGTTGTTTCAAGCGGTCTTTAAAACAGAACCTCGCAGTATTGGTGCTTGTGACTCCGTAGTGGCTTCGCATAGGTTGTAGGTTCAATCCCATGCTGTGTCCTTGCTGCCTCCTATTCGTACAACGCGTTTGTACATAGCAGCTTCCACTTTGCAACTCCTTAGCTGATGGCTGCTTCCAAGCCTACAGTTAATAAATTGATTTGTTGTGCCCCCACAAGGATTTGAACCTTGGACCATCTGATTATGAGTCAGGTGCTCTAACCTACTGAGCTATGGGGCCAAAATCCGGTTTATTTCCACATCCAACCGGCAAGTAGTCTAAGCCTTAATAATATTTGCAATCCTTAGCATCTTACAAATATAAATATTGGGTTACCTCCCTTTCTTGCCTACAGTCGGCTCTGGGATCCATCGCCTTAGGTTATTTAATATCTGCGCAAATATTTAATATAACCCGTACACCTATTGCAGCCTCTCTATTACCAATTGCCTTCACTGTACTTACTAACAATCAGCATCTGCCAGTCCATATCTCCTCACTCAATATTTCAATTTTTGAATCACTCTAAGTCGTGTTCCTTTCTTGAAGCAATTGTTCCAATCAATGCATAGAAAATAACATCAACAAGTGGAACAAGAATAACTGTCATGAGAACCCACTTACCAATTTCCTCACCCCAGTTTGCTTCAACTGGAGCATGTCCGAAAATTACAAAATGAATAAAGAATGCAATCCAAATGATTGCAACTACTGCCAATGAAAGAACAGTATAAGCTTTCTTTCCCCATTTTGCTCCATCACCTTTTGCCATAATGTTAACATTAATATTTTTTATACAGCTTACCAAATTCTAGACTTTGAATAAGCTTTGTACGGGCGGAGGGACTTGAACCCCCATACACCAATTACGCTGTTAATGACTGTGTATAAGACAGTGGCGATACGCCCGCATATATTGTTTGATTGAAGGTCCCGTCATAAACCTCAAGTCTGACAACAGTCAGAATCAATCATTTTTGTTTCTAATTATCCTTTTGTTGCATATCAACTGGCTCCGTCCTTTTGTGTCCGGCAACGGTTCACCAGATTGTTTCGCAGGCGCACTACACCTAATTCATCTTTTTTGACTGTCTGCAAATTACAAGGAAAGATGTCTCCGATTGAAAACCATTGTTTTTGAAAGCTCTTGAGGTAGCTACTCCACAGAAACTTTCTCAACCAAATTACACCTGACGGGATTTGGTACTCCGCTTCAGTGTTTCCTAAGTGTGTACGTGAGGATTTGAACCATCTTATTTCTAGGATTGCATTACCAGATATATGCTACCGTACACATTTAAAGAGCATTTCAGAATCACGTGCTCCTGAAAATTGTTACCAACTGTGCTCGTCTATCTTTACACCATTTTCCGATAAGTAACCTGCACAAGCGCTATAGCCTAGAACTTTTCGAATGCCGATTACACCTTTTGGTATCTCTTTGTGGGCAGGGAGGGATTCGAACCCCCGAAGGCGTAAGCCAGCAGATTGTGATGGTAGAAGTGAACGATACTCCGAAACATCCAATTTTTACCATCAAATTTTAATCAGTTTATTCTGATAATACAGTCTGCCCCAGTTGGCCACTTTGGTACCTACCCAACATTAAAAAACTTACAAGAATATTCGGACAGAGTCTCGAAAAACAGTTTTACTTTCTTCCTTGCCTCAGAACCATTCATCTAATATAAAATGAGGCAACATGTGATTTAACCGGAAATTATTATCAAAATTATCAATAATTAATGAAGTAACTCTTTCCTATCGCTATGTAAGTTTAGAAATCAAAGGGCTTCAAGTAATGATGTTCAAAGCTTCAGGCGTCCCAGTCGGCCTGCATGGATTTCATACCATGTTCTCCTTCGTACGATTGCTTGTAAGAAATACTTTGTTTTGAAAATTTGTTCAGGTGGACGGACTCGAACCGTCATTCATGTCTTTGGTTTAATGCATTAATTAGGTTGGAGTCGAACCAACTTCTTCCTGGTATAGGCAGGATATTTTTACCGTTAAAATTCTAAATACATTAAAAAGACTGTCCTACTTTAGACGACACCCAATAAAAAAATTTAATAATTATTCTACTTGTTGTAATTAACTAATATTTGTTACAGCTGATTTTTATATTATGAATTACACTCTTTAATAATTATTAAACCAAAAAATCTCAGTTTTTTGTCTCATTTAAAAATTTAATTCAATTCTAAATACAAGTTTCTCTTGCATTTATTGTAGCCCCGGCCGGAGTCGAACCGGCACGGGCATTGCTGCCCGAGGGATTTTGCTAAGGATTTTGGTTTCGGACCAAACAAGTTCCAAGTATTATCCTTAGAATTTGTTTTCAGATGTTTATTCACCTGTAGAAGTCCCTTGCGTCTACCTATTTCGCCACGAGGCCATTGGGTGGGATGTTTCAACTACCGTATCCGCATCCCGTATCTCTTACAAATTTTACCAGACTTGTCAATGATCTTTCAAGTTGTAGCCCGACTGCGACTCGAACGCAGATTAACAGATTAGAAGTCTGTGGGTCTATCCCTTGACCTATCGAGCCATTTTTTAATGAACTTGTATTATAATATAGTAACAAAAATTGATAATTCAAACTACTTATAAAAATAATCTTATTTTTTGTTACTTTGTACCCCAGGAGGGATTCGAACCCCCAATCAGCAACTTTAGAAGAGTCCTATGTTTAATTCCGTTACACCACTGGGGCATATATGTAGATGGGAGAAGATTCGAACTTCTATTCTACAGATTCAGAGTCTGAGGTATTCAACCAATTATACTACCCATCCATGTTGTGGACCTGACGGGATTCCAACCCGCATTATGTTTAAGGTGTTACATGAAATGCGCTTCCCTACTTCGATGTCACTCTTTTTCGGTGCTTCCGCAAAGTTACAGAGCCATATTTCAGATCACTGAATTAACACCACGGTACCATCTTTTCAACCGTTGCTTTTTGCATCGTTAAGCTACAGGCCCATATTGTTCTTTAATTTCTATTGTTTCCTTTTTTAATTCTTTTTCAATAATTTCATTTTTATTCAACTTGCCGTCAATACTTCCGCATTTTCTGTCAAAGTATTTCTTTACTTCAAAGGGAGTATCTTCAATTATATTCCTTCTTGTTTTGCCTTTAAGTTTATATAATTTAGTATCACTCATATTAATAGAATTTTAAATGTGGAATATTCCGGATTCGGACCGGACCGTTGTGGCGTACGTACGCATAATTCTTCGCCAGCGTATCACTTCCCATCTGAGCATATCCCGTTTTGTGGCGGTAACTGGATTCGAACCAGTACTCCTTGTTTCAAAGACATGGATGCTAAACCATTACACCATACCGCTATGTTGTACTCCCAGAAGGACTCAAACCTTCAACCTTTTCCTTAGGACGGAATTGCTCTTTCAATTGAGCTATGGGAGCATATATTAGCGGGAATATTGGGATTCGAGCCCAAGAGTGGTGATTAACTCCACATCCTTCCGTTTACATGACATTTGAACCTTTATGCGCAATATTGTGTTCAACCGTCGGTATATCTATCCCCGTTGACGGAATCCAACCGTAACATTAGTAATCACCTCTAATGTTTGCGTACCCCTGACGAGATTCGAACTCGTACTGAAAGGATTTTAAGTCCTTCGCCATCTTCCAGTTGGGCTACAGGGGCATTATAAAATAATATAGAACTTTTGATACAAAAAAATCCGCAGAATTTCTGTTTCCGCGGATCCAACTTATGTCTTTATATGTTCATCTACTTTTTATTCAATTGCATAAGTTGAATCCTTGGATGATATTTGGTCATCTAAGTCTGTTAAAACATATTGTCTTCTTATGTATTGAATTGTCATCATACTTATTGTTTGTTGTATAATAATAAACAAAAATATTTTGAGCTCCTAATCGGATTCGAACCAATACTTAAACTTTACAAGGGTCTCGTGCTCAGCCATTAAACACTATAGGAGCATTTGCGATGCAGTGAGGAATCGAACCTCCATCTACGGCTTGACATGCTGAAGTAACTCATATCTACAACACATTTAAGGTAACAAGCGACAGAGTACGATTACGTTATCCTACCATTAGACGACAACACCATTTTGTTGAGAGAGTAGGATTCGGACCTACGTAGACAATAGTCGGGGGATTTACCTTGGAATTGAAGTAACTGACAATTACACCATTTACCAATTTCGTAAAGGAACATTCACTGCAGTCAAAAAATATTCACGTCCCCTGCGTTTAACCACTCCGCCATCTCTCAATATCAAAGAACTTTATTGTGATCCTATTAGGAACATTATATAATCAAATAAGTTTCGTCTTTATGTTCAAGTATAAGCTTAAAGTTATATCCTAAATCTTTATATGCTTTTACTTTATCTTTCATTTCTTGAATATCTAAAGTCCATGTAGATTTTATTTCAACTATTGTATTTGTTTCAGGTAAATAAAAATCAGGTATAGCACAATGATATTCATTCAATTCTGAATTAAAGTATTTTATTTTCAAACTTTCTACTTCATATTTTATTTGTTGTTTATCTAATTCATTTGCATAATCACTTTCATAACTGCTTCTTAAAAATACTTCTTTACCATCCCAAGTGTTATGCCATTCCTTTTTATACTTATCTTTGCCAATTATGTTAAATTTACCATTTATAATATTTTCTGCTGTTGCTTCAGAACAATTTTTTGTTGGTATGTTTAAGTAATTAAATACCTTTGCAGTTAAATTGCATGCATTAGGATAATTAAATTTTTTACAAATATCTGTTGATGATAAACAATCTTTCCAATATAAATCATATAAGTTTTGTCTTACATTTAAAAATTCTTCTTCTACTTTATTTGTTTTTAATGCATTTTTACTAAAACCAAAGTACTTAATTAGAGTTTTGAATTGTTGTATATCATGATTATTACAAAATTCATTTGAACATTTACTTCCTTCTTTATATTTTTCGCCGCAAATACTACAAAAAACATATCCTTTAGGATTCTTATTTTCTTTTTTTAAGCAATCATCACATTTACAACTTTTATTGGATGCTCTTTTATTTATATAAATTGTTTTTCCACATTCAATACATTTCGCTTCTTTTAATTCATTTTTATTATCATTTTTTAATGAATATGATTTAGCACATTCTTTACAGCAAAATCTTCCCCTTCCATAAGAACCACTATGTTCTTTACCGCAATTTTCACAAATCATATTATTTGAACTATTGTATTATGTTTAATTAAAAATAAACATTTTTTATAGTTTGAATATTGTGATCCCGAACGGATTCGAACCGATATAACCGACATTAAAAGTGTCGTGCTTTAGAACCAATTAAGCTACAGGACCTTTTCCGTGGTCCCGGCGGGAATCGAACCCGCAACACCCGCCTTAAAAGGGCGATGCGCTACCTAATTGCGCCACAAGACCAATCCTTTATGTCTGTTTGATATGTTTTCGTTTTAACTGTTTCATACTTTACAATTTAATAAAAAACGGCGGTTTTCATGGCAGTCACCGCCAAACCAACTGGTATCGCCGACGGGATTTGAACCCGTGTTTCTACCTTGAAAGGGTAGAGTCCTCGGCCGGACTAGACGACAGCGACATATATAGCAATGAACTTGCGGGAATAACGGGATTCGAACCCGTACCTCACACCGTGACAGGGTGGTATTGTAGCCATTCAACCATACTCCCATTTGTGTACCGGACGGGACTCGGACCCGTGACCTCTTGCTTAACAGGCAAAAATTGAAGTAACTCTATCAGACCACCACAATAAAGGGAACACTTAGATAAAGTGTTGTTTCATAAAGAGCTCTACCAACTGAGCTACCGGCACATTTCAATGAACTTGCGGTGACGAGGGGTGTCGATCCCCAATTTTTACTGATGTGACAGACCAGTTCCTCCTCCGGAAGGCTCACGCCACCATTTGCGTTTGGGGAAGGATTCGAACCTTCGGAGGTGTTGTTCCTCGGCAGATTAACAGTCTGCTGCCTTAAGCCACTCGGCCACCCAAACAAAATATGTTAATGAACTTGCGGGGATGACAGGACTCGAACCTGCAACCGTTGGCTTAACAGGCCACTGCTCTCAACCAATTATAGCTACATCCCCATATTGTACTGGGTGACGGAATCGAACCGACATCGGATGCTTGAAAGGCACCCCGCCTCAACAATTAGCAGATTAACCCAGCATATATCAAACAACTTGTGGTCCCACTGGGAATCGAACCCAGAGCCGCGGATTAAGAGTCCGCTAGTCTAACCATTAGCCTATGAGACCAATCTGTGATCCCGATGGGATTCGAACCCATATCACCTTGCTTAAGAGGCAAGTGCATCAAGCCGTTCTGCCACAGGACCAAATTTGTGGGAGTGATAGGATTCGAACCTACTATGTTTACCCGGAGGGAACGGTTTTACAGACCGTTGTGACACCACCATCGTCAGCTGCACTCCCATTATATTTCTATTTTTTTACCTCTACAATTTTTTCTTGGTTTATACCCTGTTCTACCTAAAGCCCATCCTTTATTTAAATATTCATCCAATTTTCTTTTATCCAAATATTTTACAATACCATCTTTATTTACCCATATATGTGTATTTTTTGAATCTTTAGGAGTCATTGTTTCTCTAATTTTGTTTTTTGATTTTTCTGTATGACTTCTATTAGTCCAATGTGTATCATAAATATCTTTATTATACTTATCTTTTTCTATTAAAAAATATCTTTCTGTGCTTTTTCTTTTTACCACTATATTATTCTTTAATGGCGAATAAATTTCAACTTCTTTGTTTTTTATTTTAATATCATCTGAAGGCAATAAAAATTTATTTCCATTATTATCAATTACTATAGATAATCCTAAAGTGTTTATTGATTTACCGCCTAATTGAATATTATAACATTTATCAGATTTAATCAAATCTTCATTTACAATTTCTGACTCATATTCAAATGCTTCATCTGCACTATCAAAATACTTTAAAATTTCTTTAGTAAAATTTTCAATACCATATTTCTTATATGCATATTGTAATTTTGTTCCACTACCCATATAACCATCATCTAAATTATTTGTATTATGTACACCATAATAAAAATGCCCATTTAAATTATTAGTTATTTTATAGAAATAATGATATTTTACATCTTTTACTTTCATAAGTTTTACAGTTTATTTAATTAAAAATAAATATTATCTGTAAAAGTTTAACAATGTTTTCAATGAACTAATACAATATAGTAAGAAGTTTTAAAAATTCAAATCTTTTTAACAAAAAAATCCGAAGAACTTTTTTTGTATTGTCCTTCGGATTTACTTTCTTATGTATATTGTTTGAAACTGTTGTCTTATTCATCAATGTCATATACATATAATCCGAAGGAAGGAACATCAACCTGTTCATTCTTTCTATTATCATTCTTATATGTATACTGTTTTCTCATCTTTCTTAAATCAAATAATAATAAACAACTTTTGTATATCTGTTAATATATTATAGTAACATTTTTCTAAAATTTTCATTTTTTCTTAAGATTTTTTCTTACATTTGGAAAAAACCATAAATCAACAATGGATTTCCATATAGTTCGCCATTGACTTCAATGAATTCGGTCATTGCATTCGTTCCTTCTTTTAGGTTTACAAAGTTCCTCTCAAATGCAAGCTTACATTGATTATACAACTTGTTATAAAATCCTTCATTCATATACATTCTATATTTTGACTTGATGCCAAGGCAGGTTTTCTTAAGTTCATCCTTTACTTCCATCAACAATCTTGTGTCAAGTACCTTTCCTTTGTATCTTTCAAGTATTGTTGTCACTTGTGTATCAATTTCAGGAATAAGCTGTTCGGTCAAGTCAACATTTCCGTATGGGTACTTTGGAACAATCTTGTCTCTTGTAAGTTTTATTCCACCGTCATACAGTTCTTCCTGGTTGTTATATATATTATTGGTTGGTTGTTGCGCAGGTTGTTGTACTTTGGCAGTGTCTGTCCCGATACCTGCTCTCCAACTAAAGTTCTGAGGAATTATTCCTTCATTAATAAATGTCACATCCATATTATTACTTATTGTTTAGATATCTTTCTATTAAATTGATTTTATCAATTGCTTGTTCTCTTTTATTATAATTTGGGTTTTTCAATAGTTCATTCTTTATTTCTAATTCATAATCCAAATCAGAAATCAATATATCTTCATCATTCAATTTTATAGAATGATACTTCAAAGGTATTCCTGGTATTGGTACCAATTTGTCAATAGGATATGTATCAAGTATAAGACCAACATTTATGTGTAATTTTTCATATTCCGTAGATTCACAAAAATCAACATCAACATCTTCAAATTCATTAACTTCTGTTATTCCATTTAAGTATAATGAAAAGTCTCCACAAAACACATATTTCACATTGAACTGTTTAAGACAGTTGTTAATACTTAAAAATAGTATCATTATCCAGTGTAAATTTCATAAGCTATGTTTGTATTTAATGAAAAATTTGTATTTGAATAAATATTAAATGTTTGATTTGATGCTGCTCCTTGCCCACTTGGCTGTTTATAATAGTAATAGTAATAAAAATCAGCTCCATAAAATGTATGTGAATAAACTCCTTGGCCAGGATTATTATATTCATATGTTCCAACTATTAAATCACCGTTATTAAATTTTATTGCTAATTTACCATTTGGACAACCAGCAAATATTATTTCTGGACTTATTGGGTTAGAAATAGAATTTGTTGTATATAGGTACTTGTATGTATGACCGTGTGATGTATATGATCCTGAAGTTTTGCTCTTAAATATAGTTGTACCCGATTTTACTAATGTAAGATCGGCATCACACACAGTAATAGAACTACCCTTAATAGCATAAAGAATTGGTCTTGTAAAATCATTTTGCTGTTCTGTTACATCATTATATAATCTTATGTGTTTCATTTATATCAATTATAATATTTTGATGCATCAATTGTTTTCATTCAATTCAACAGTCAATACATTAAATTTGTCATCATAAGGTTCAAAGTAATATTCAGCTCTACCTTTTTCACCACCATTGTTATCAAGTTCATACATATAATCACAAAGCTCATCCAAATCATCATCAGAAATTGTTGTTGGAATAAGGAATGATGATTCTTGGTCCCATTCATTATGAACCCAATCTTTAAGCTCATCTAAGTTTTTTACATCAACAATTTCATATTCATAACTCTTTGTTTTGTTAAGATTAAGCTTCTCTGTCAAATATGTATCAATTGTTTTCATAATATAGGATAACATTGTTTGTATGTTTAAAAATAAAATTCCAGTTTGTTAGACTGGAATTTCAACAATTGTATTTGAATATAAGCTCTTCTTCAAATTGATTATTCTTTGGTTTGTACTACCTCTAAACGGCAGGTCAAGTAGTTTAAGTTCTTGTATGAATGATCCATCAACAAGTACATCACACCATATAAGAATTTCCCTTATTGTGTCATGTTTGATGAAGTCTTCATACAAGCCACCTGAATATACCCAGATGTCTTTGCCTGGGAATTTAAACTTGAACATCTTGATGAACTCAAGCAACTCTTTAAGACTTTGTTCATCTTGGTCAAATGGATCACCGCCACTTAATGTAATTCCTTGGATGTAATCTTTATCAACAGTTTCATATATCTTGTCAAGTACTTCATCTGACAACAGTTCCTTTCCCTGGTTGTAGTTCCAAGTATGTGGATTGTGACAACCAGGGCATCTTCTGTTGCAGCCGCTAAACCATATTGTAACTCTACACCCAAACCCGTTTTCAATATCCGGTGTTGTTATTGTAAGTACTTTCATAGGCTTAAAAATCGTATTCTTTTTTATGAATTACTCTATCCTTTACTTCATCTTGCTTTCCTTCATTGAATGCTGTTGTATAGTTTCCAGTCAAATAACCAGTTACTCTTCTAAGTCTGTCAATGTGGTCAGAAGGTGCACCACAGTGAGGACAAGGACTTCCGATAGGAATATAACCCTGATAATGACAGTCACGACATTGGTCAGATGGAACATTGAAAGCCTGATATGGAATGTCATGTTCCATTGCATAATCAAGTATCTTTTCAAGAGCATCAATGTTATTTACAATGTCATGTGTGATTTCAATGTATGTAATGCAACCTGCACTTGAAAGACCTGTCAACTGTGATTCAATATCTATCTTCTCAAATGGAGATATCTTCTTATACACTGGAACATGTGTTGAGTTTGTAAAGTACTCTTTATATTCATTTTCTCCCTTTTCATTGACAAAGTACGTTACATTTTCAATTTCACCATACTTTGTTCTGAACTTCTTCATTGCAGTATAGCAGAGGCTTTCAGCAGGAGTATAGTATACACCAAAGTTGAGAGAATACTTTGCTTTATATTCAGCGCACTTATCCCAATATAATTTTTCAATCCTCTGTGCAAGCTTCATTCCTTCAGGTGAACATTGGTCTTCACCTATAAGAAGATAACAAGTTTCAGAAACACCAAGTTCACCAATTGTAAGTGTACCATGTTTGAGAGCAGAAATGATTCCTTCCTCTGGGTGATATCCTTCCATTGTTCCATTCTCATACATGAATGTTGCTGACTTTGCAGGTTGTGAAGCAATCCATCTGAATCTTTCAATAAGTGAATCCTTTGCTTCCTCCATCTTCTTCTCCAATATCTTAAAGAACTCTTCAACAATGTCATCTTTGCCACTTTCTTTTGCCATCATAGCAAGTGTAGGAAGAATGATAGTTGCAGGACAGATATTGCCACGTCCATCTTTCTGTGCAGCTGATAAGAATGTTATATTGATGTCATCAAATCTTTCCTCAAGGAGTGCTTTTACATTTCTCTTATATTCTTCCATGAAGTTTACATCAGCTCCATTTACTGTTCTACAACCCATTGTACTGAACAACTCAGAAGGTCTTTCATTGTATGTTACATGAAGTGTTGCATCCAAATCAAAAATTGATTGATACTTAGGATACTTCTGAAGTAATGAAGTAAGTTTTTCTCTTTCATTCTCAGGAAGAGTGTCAATGTATGCTTGCTTGTCAGCACGGTCTTTCTTGAACCAAGCTGTCTGATTGGACCAATCACAGTTTGCCCAGTTAGGATAAAGTCTCATTGAACAAGACTTAAGTCCAAGTCTCTTAAGATCATAGTTAGGAGTACCAGGCTTGTCATTGATGCCTTTCTTATATTGGAATATTCCACAAGGGAATATGCTTGTCTTCTGATACCTTCCAAGTCCTTCAATTGATACTTCAAGGAGTGCTTGTGTTACCATTCTACCCTCA